CACGGAGGTAAATATCGCGGCGGTGCAAAAAATAATCTAATACAAAAAATAACAAATCCTGCAAGAAAAGGTGTAATGGGAAACCATAATACTATACAAACAGCAGTTCTTGAAGGGTTGAACATTGCTAGTCCTGCACAAACGACTACAATAGCACCTGCGAGTACTACGAGTTACTTTGGTACAAATCATATAATAATTCCAGGTGGTGACTTTACTGCATATTGGAACCCGGACATAGATGACTTAGGCGGCTTCAAAGGATATGATCCACAATACGCTCAAGGTGCTGGACCAACCGGCGGTACTATTAGTCGCAGAGATGCTCCAGAAGGTGAAGAATTACAAAAAATACTAGGCGGTTATCAAAAAGGTATTCCTAGTTATAGCCAACACAAAGGCGAAGTTATATTAGATACAGAGTTTTATTATATGCTAAACTTAGAATCGTTTTTGAGTAAGTTTGGCGGTAAGAAAGTTAAAGAATTAATAACAATAGATAATAGGAAAAGTTTTGCGCCTATCAAACAAGACTTGTTAGTAGACAAATTTAAAACATATCGCGATGTTGGATGGTATCTAGCAAACCCTGCTACAAATATGATGAAGTGGATTGCTGGTAAAGAAAAAGAAAATCGTTAAAAAATGACACAAGAAGAACTAGAACACTACATAGCAAAGTATAAAGAACACGAAGCACGTAGAGCTAGTACTAATGAAAGAACTGCATATTGGAAGCAATACTCTAAAAAAGAACTAGATCCAGAAACAAGTTTTAATATGGGAAAATATACATGAAGATTAATGAGATATTAAAAGAAGGTGATGTTATACCCTTTAAAAAACCTGACTCAGATTTAAAAAAATCTCTTGATGCTTGGGGGAAAGATAGAGATCAACAAAGGGCTAGAGATATGATAAGACTTGCTCCTGACGTAGTTGATTATTATAAAGAATTAGTTGCCCAGGGTTATTCTTATGAAGAGGCTGTAGAACTTATAGCAGATGACAATGAAATAGATGAATACGACATCAAGAGAATGTTACAAGCAGCAGGAATAGACGATGAAGATAAGTGATTTATGTGAAAACACAGCAAGCGCAATAGCAGGTACTAATAACGGATTTGCTAATGGCGGTATCGGTATGCAAAAACGTATGAAAACAAAAAAGAAGCGTAGAGCACAAGAAGATGCTCCTCCGGGTAGAGAAAAGCAAGTCAAGAAACTGAAAAAGAAATTTGACGATCCTGGAGCACCTTATGCTATTGCTTGGGCACAACATAATAAACACGGCAAGCCTAAAAAGAAATAAATACTTTATGAACACAAATGATATAACAGAAGGTCCTTTTAAAAGTTTAGGTCGCGGGTTTGCTAAAGGTTTCCAAGCAGGGAAAGCAAGTCCTGGTATGCTAAATCGCGGAATTAAAAAAGCACTTGATCCAGACACGTATGGTAAGGACGACGGAACAAATAAGGTAGACTGGACGCCGATTCCTGTGACTCCAGTAAAAGTTGATCCACAAATGGTTATACCTAAAAGTGTAAAAGAAATACCAGCTGGCACAGGATTTAAAGATCAAAAAGGGATTATGTGGCAGTGGGCCGGACAAAGCTGGGTAAAGAAAATGCCAGGCGGATGGCAAGGCGGACAGATAAATAACAATAGTGCTTTTAAAATGTATATTGATGCATTAAAACAAGGTAAAGCATACAAACCTATAAAACGGGAAAGTGATATGAAAGATGTAAACGAAGGTCAATTAGGTGATATGGCCCACCGTGCTGAGGCAGACCACGAAGTACAAATGGCTCGTGCAGAACTATACAAGTTAGCAAAGTATAGCATTAAACTACATGACATGCTAAAAGGTGTAAGTGAAGCAGAAGGACTTGACGGTTGGGTGCAAAGCAAAATCACTAAAGCAGCTAATGATATAGGTTCAGTATATCATCATATGGATTACGAAGAAGCTTCTGAAGAAGAGCTACCAGAACCTAAAATTAATTTAGAAACAAAAGCACATCCGTACAAAGATGAGCTACATGCAAAATTAGCAGAAGCACGTAATAAAGAGTTATCAGAAGGTCCTTTTAAAGGTGTCGGTAAACAGTTGATGAAGCGAAAGCTCAACAAACAATATAAAAAATCAGACCTTGCAAATTTTGATAAATCAGGAATAGACACAAGCGGAAAAACACCTGATGAGATTGGGCAAATGAAGTCAGATTACTACCATGACAATATGGACAAAGCATCTAGAGCAAAAAAAGCCAGCGATCGTTTATCAAAGAAAAAATAATACAAAATAAATTTAATGATAATCACGGCCTTTGCCGTGATTTTTCTTGACAACTACCTAAATAACATGTATAATAAACAAAACTAAGGAGAGTGTATATGAGTGACCGTACCTACGGCCAAGAAGAAAAGGCTAAATTAGAAAGACTTGTTAAAGAAGGTGTAACAGTATTGCAAGAAGTAGAAGATCTACAAGCAGGACTAAAAGACACTGTAAAAGCAGTCGCTGAAGAATTAGATTTAAAACCAAGTTTAATTAATAAAGCAATCAAGGTTGCACAAAAACGTGACTGGGATGCACATCAAGATGCATATGAAGATTTAGAAACACTGGTTGCTACATTAGGCTACGACAAGTGAAGGCGGTGATAAACTTTTTTAAAGAAAGTTATAGACTCTCACCTTTTGCATTTTATTGCGAATTAATCGAAGCAGTTTTGCTAATATCAGCTAGTGCTATTTTGACATACACTGTTTTAGATCCCGCAACTAAACTTTTTATTCCATTGTATCTATTAGGTAGTATATTAGGTGTAATCAGCACTATTATTAGACGAGCAGGATTTGCTATTGTTCTTTGTGCTTGGTTTGTAATAATGAATACTATTGCAATGATACAATTATTTTTATAGGATATATTATGATTTACTACATTGACATTGACGGAACAATATGTGACCAAGAAATAGGAAGACCGTACAATCTAAGTCAACCGTTTGAAGAGCGTATTGCACACTTTAACGACCTTTACGAAAAAGGACATGAAATACATTACTATACTGCAAGAGGTGCTCAGTCAGGAATTGACTATCAAGAGGACACAGAAAAGCAACTTGCTAGTTGGGGTGTAAAATATACAACTGCTAGGGTAGGCAAACCACATTATGACATTTGGATCGACGACAAGGCTCAGAACGTAGATGCATATTTTTTAAATGAATACAATAAAGATCAAGCTGAGGTTGACAGCATCGTCAATCTATAGTATAATTAACACTAAGAGTCGCTCACTTAAGAGCAAGTATAAAGGTTAGTTGGCCATAAGCAACAAAGGAGACATATGAGTTACGTAGACGCACTATTTGATCGCGACCAAGATATTATTAGAGTCGTAGAACGTAAAGACGGTAAAAGAACTTACCGCGAATATCAAGCAAAATATACATTTTACTTTAAAGACCCTAGAGGCAAATATAAGAGTGTGTATGGAGATCCTCTTACACGCATTGTTTGCAAAAATACAAAAGACTTTCGCAAAGAAGTTGCTATTAACAAAGGCAAAGATCTTTTCGAAAGCGATATTAATCCTATATTCCAATCATTAAGTGAAAACTATCTCAATCAAGATGCGCCTAAGCTAAACATTGCGTTTTTCGATATTGAGACAGACTTTGATCCAGAACGTGGCTTTGCTGATCCTAGTGATCCGTTTATGCCTATTACAAGTATCTCTGTATACTTGCAGTGGCTTGAAACAATGGTGTGTTTAGCAGTTCCGCCTAAGACACTTACAATGGACGAAGCTAAGAAAACACTTGAAGGTATTGACAATGTAATGCTATTTGAACGTGAAGGTGATATGATTGACACGTTCTTAACATTAATTGAAGACGCTGACATTTTATCAGGTTGGAACAGCGAAGGTTATGATATTCCGTACACTGTTAACAGGACAAGCCGTGTATTAAGCAAAGACGACACAAGACGTTTTTGTTTGTGGGGGCAGTTGCCTAAGAAGCGTGAATATGAAAAGTATGGAAAGACAGCACAAACATTTGACTTAGTAGGTAGAGTGCATTTAGACAGTTTAAATTTATATCGTAAGTATACATATGAAGAAAGACATAGTTATAGACTTGATGCGATTGGCGAGATCGAAGTTGGTGAGAACAAAGTTCCTTATGAAGGCACTTTAGATGCATTATACAACAATGACTTCCGCAAGTTTATCGAATACAACATTCAGGATACTGCGCTACTAGACAAGTTGGACAAGAAACTACGCTTTATTGATCTAAGCAACGAGCTTGCACACGCTAACACAGTGCTTCTACAAACAACAATGGGCGCTGTTGCTGTTACAGAGCAAGCAATTGTTAATGAAGCACATCATAGAGGATTACAAGTACCTAACCGTAAACAGCGTGACGATGAAAACACACAAGCTGCTGGTGCATATGTTGCATTTCCAAAGAAGGGCTTGCACAAGTGGATTGGTTCGATGGATTTGAACTCGCTATATCCAAGTGTGATTCGTGCATTAAATATGGCTCCAGAAACTATCATAGGTCAAATACGTCCAGAAATTTCAGACAGTCGTGTACATGAAGATATGACACTTAAAAAGAAATCCTTTGCAGGTAGTTGGGAAGGTCGATTTAGTACAGAAGAATATGAAGCAGTCATGGATCAACGTAAGGACATTTCTCTTACAGTTGACTGGGAAAACGGTGGCAGTGATGTACTGTCAGGCGCAGAAATATACAAAATTATTTTTGATAGTCAACAACCGTGGATGCTTAGTTCAAACGGTACTATCTTTACAACAGAGTTTGAAGGTGTTATTCCAGGTATTCTAAAGCGTTGGTACAGCGAACGTAAAGACTTGCAGAAGATGCTAAAGAAAGCAAAGGACGCAGGCAATGCCGCAGAGATTGAATACTGGGACAAGCGACAGTTGGTTAAGAAGATTAACTTGAACAGTTTGTATGGTGCTATTCTTAATCCAGGCTGTAGATTCTTTGATAAACGTATTGGACAGTCAACTACACTAACAGGTAGAACTATTGTCAAGCATATGTCAGCAGAAGTAAACAAGGTTATTACAGGTACGTATGATCATGTTGGCGAAGCAATGATATATGGTGATACTGACTCTTGTTACTTTAGTGGATACCCTACACTTAAAAGTGAAATTGATGCAGGTAACTTGCCGTGGGACAAAGACAACGTAATTACACTTTATGACCAAGTGTGCGAAGCAGCAAATACAACGTTTCCAGATTTTATGATGCAAGCATTCCATTGCCCTAAGAGCCGCTCAGACGTTATTGCAGCAGCAAGAGAAATTGTTGCAGAGTCTGGCTTATATATTACTAAGAAGCGTTATGCAGCACTTGTGTACGACATTGAAGGCTTTAGAAGCGATACAGATGGCAAGCCGGGCAAAGTAAAAGCAATGGGCTTAGACTTACGGCGTTCTGATACTCCAGTGTTTATGCAGGAATTCCTAAGTGAAATTTTGCTTATGGTGCTAACTGATGTTCCGCAGGAAGAAATACTAGAACGTATTACTGTATTCCGTAAAGAATTTAGTGATCGTCCGGGTTGGGAAAAAGGTTCACCTAAACGTGCAAACAAGATTGGACATTATCAGCGTCTTGAAGAAAAGCAAGGCAAAGCAAACATGCCCGGACACGTTCGAGCAAGCATCAACTGGAATACTCTCAAGCGTATGAACGGAGACAAGTATTCGCAAGAGATTGTAGATGGTATGAAAGTTATTGTTTGTAAACTAAAACAGAATCCACTAGGGTACACAAGTGTTGCGTATCCTACAGATGAATTACGTTTACCAGAATGGTTTAAGGAACTTCCATTCGATGATACAGCGATGGCGGAAACTATTATTGATAACAAACTAGACAACTTGATTGGTGTGCTTAACTATCCATTAGAAGATACTAAACAACACACAACCTTTTCTAGTTTGTTTGAATTTGGAGACTAACATGAAGGTAGGATTTACTTGTAGTACATTTGACTTGTTACACGCCGGGCATGTAATTATGTTACGTGAAGCAAAAGAACAATGTGATTATCTTATCTGTGGATTACAAGTTGATCCAAGTATAGACCGTAAAGAGAAGAACGCACCTATACAAACTATAGTAGAGCGTTATACACAGTTAAAGGGCATAAAGTATGTCGATGAAATTGTTCCATATGCAACAGAACTTGACCTAGAAGACATTCTTAGTATGTACCCAATTGATGTACGTATACTTGGTGAAGAATATCGAGACGGTACTTTTACTGGTAGAGCAACGTGTGCTAAGAGAGGCATTGAGTTATACTTTAATAAAAGAGAACATCGATTTAGTTCAAGTGATTTACGGAGAAGAGTCTGTGAATAAATTTATATTTGATGTAGACGGTACACTAACACCTAGTAGAAGTAAAATAGATGAAAGTTTTGCAACTTTCTTTTTTGACTTTTGCACCATGAACAAAGTCTACCTTGTTACAGGTAGTGATAGACCTAAAACTGTAGAACAAATAGGTAATGTTTTGTATGGTATGGCCGATTGTGTATACAACTGTTCAGGCAGTGAAGTTTATAAAGGCAATCGTCTTATTAGATCGAGTGATTGGGTCATGCCAAAAAATCAACTAAGCTGGTTAGAAGATAAATTAGAAGAAAGCACATTTGTCCTACGTACAGGAAAACATATTGAAGCTCGTAGCGGCATGGTAAACTTTAGTATTGTAGGTCGCAATGCAACATTAAAGGAACGGGCATTGTATATAGAGTACGATGAACAAATAAATGAACGTCAAACTATTGCAATGTTATTCGAAGATAGATTTCCGAACATGCAAGCAACAGTTGGCGGAGAAACAGGAATAGACATTGCACCAAAGGGTGCTGACAAAAGTCAAATACTCAAAGAGTTTGACGGGGAAGATAATTTGCATTTCTTTGGAGATGCAATTTTTCCAGGTGGTAATGACTGGTCAATTGCAAACGCAATAGTAGATCAAAATAGAGGCACTTTCTATAAAGTTACTGATTGGAAAGAAACTTGGGAGATTTTAAATGAAAATTTTGTTGACAGGACATAAAGGATTTATAGGAAGTCATTTACTATCACGACTTAGTAAAGAAAATGCTGTAGTAGGTATTGATTTAGAAGATGGTTGGGATAGAGACAAATATAATAACAACCAAGACTTAATAAATTGTGAGTTAAATGAAAACTTTGACTTAATTATACACTTAGCTGGAAAAAGTGGAGTACGTGAAAGTATAGACGATCCTGCAGGTTATTGGCGTAATAACGTAGAAGTAAGTAAACGACTATTTGCACGTTATCCTGATACACGTATACTATATGCAAGTAGTTCTAGTGCTTACGAGCCCGATTTGAACCCTTATGCGGCGTCTAAGTTCTGTGTCGAGGAAGCAGCTGAACGGTATCCAAACACATTAGGTATGCGCTTTCATACAGTGTATTCTGACACTCCGAGAAAAGGAATGTTTTTGGATAAACTGATTAACAATAAATTAGAATATGTAACACGGCATTATAGAGACTTCATACATATAGAAGATTTATGCGATGCAATTGAATTATGTATGAACAGCAAGTATACAGGCATAATTGATATAGGCACAGGAGCTCCTTTTAGAGTTCAAGACTTTGCACCGGACTTACCTGTTCGTCTAAATACCCCAAATGAGCGTCAATGGACTTGTGCAAATATGGAAAAAATTAAGACCTTAGGATTTAAACCTAAATACTCTATAGAAAACTACTTGACAAATGACGATAAAGGCAATATAATAAAACTTGAAATAGGAGAAACCGTATGAAAGACATTTTACAAGACATCGTTGCACACACCCACTCACTAGGCTTTCTTAGTCTAGTAAAGATAAGCAATGATGAGAACACTGCAATTGATAGCATGGCTGAAGACCGTAGTGTTATTCTTAGTGCAGAAACACATTCACCAGTAGCTGAGTTTACAGGTACATTTGGTATGCCTAACTTAGATAAACTTGCATTGCATTTGAAAAATCCAGAGTATAAAGATAATGCAAAAATTGATGTTATTGAAGCAGAGCGTAATGGCGAAACTGTTCCGACACATATTCACTTTGAAAATGCAGCAGGTGACTTTCAAAATGATTATCGCTTTATGAACAAGCAGATCATTGAAGAAAAACTTAAAACAGTTAAGTTTAAAGGTGCTAATTGGGGTGTTACATTTACTCCTAGTATGGCTGCTATTGCACGTATGAAACTTATGGCAGCTGCTCATTCGGAAGAGCCTACATTTAATGTAAGCACTAAAGATAGTAACTTAGTGTTTAGCTTTGGTGATGCAAGCACACACGCAGGTGAATTTGATTTTGAAAAAGGTATCGAAGGCACTCTTGCACATACTTGGAGTTGGCCAGTAGCACAAGTTCAGTCTATTCTTAACTTAGATGGCGACTTAACAATGAGCATTTCGGATCAAGGTGCTATGATGATTTCAGTAGACAGTGGTATGGCCAAGTATGACTATATCTTACCAGCACAAAGTAAATAATGAATAGTAATTTAACTGCAACACAAAATGACTATGCTGTTTTTCTGCCTGCGCTAAGTGGCTTTTATGCTACTTACGTAGGCAAACAGCGTTATGACGAGTACGTAGACTTGTCACGTATGCCCAGTAACTTTACTAACGATTGCGAAAGCCTAAACTACCTCAATCCAAAACAAGGACTATTTAATTATCATTGGAGTTTATATTCAGCAGGACACGCAGAGCTTGATGTAAACAAACACTCACCAAAAGAAGATATGGTGCGTAATCGTGATAGAGAAAATAGCTGGTTGTTAGGTGACTCTGGCGGTTTCCAGATTGGTAAAGGCGTATGGGAAGGTGACTGGAAAGATCCTAATTGTCCCAAAGCACAAAAGAAACGTGAGCAAGTTCTTACGTGGATGGATGCTTACATGGACTATGGAATGATACTTGATATTCCAGCTTGGGTTGCACGTTCGCCTGCTGGACAAAAAGCAACAGGTATTACTACATATATGGAAGCAGTGCAAGGTACATATATCAACAACGATTGGTTTATTCGTAACCGCAATGGTAACTGTAAATTCCTAAATGTTTTACAAGGTGAAAATCATGCTGATGCAGAAGATTGGTATCAGCGTATGAAACAATATAGTGATCCTAAAAAATATCCAAACGAACACTTCAACGGGTGGTCAATGGGCGGACAGAACATGTGTGATGTACACTTAGTTCTTAAACGCATCATTGAATTACGATATGACGGCTTGTTAGAAAAAGGTGTGCAAGACTTTATGCACTTCCTAGGTACAAGTAAGTTAGAGTGGGCTACACTACTAACCGACATACAAAGAGCAGTAAGAAAGCATCATAATGAAAACTATACTATTACTTTTGATTGTGCTAGTCCTTTTCTCGCAACCGCGAATGGACAGATATACATACAGAACGAGACAGTTGATCGTTCGAAATGGACATATCGAATGGTGCCGAGTGTTGACGATAAAAAATATGCTTCGGACAACCGTCTCTTTAGAGATACTGTTATTTCAGATGGGGTATTTAAAAACTTTGAAGACAGTCCGATCACTGCAGAACTCAAAGTATCAGACGTTTGCACTTATGCTCCCGGAGACTTAAACAAGATAGGTAAAGAAGGAAAGACATCATGGGACTCATTTAGCTATGCAATACAAATGGGCCATAATGTTTGGAGTCATATCAATGCTGTACAAGAAGCAAATAGACAATATGACAACGGATGCGTTCCTAGAATGCTTGTACAAGAACGCTTTGACAGATTATTCTTTAGAGATGTAGTAGAAGAAATATTTGCTACAGACGACAAAGAAAAAGCATTAGCACTTGTCGACGAGCATAGCAAATTTTGGATGGCAATACCAGGTACAAGAGGCGCAGTTGGCAAAAAGACTGTAAACTCTAGTACATTCTTTGATAATTTATTTCAGGTAGAAGATGCAGTCGAAGAGGAGGCTGACGTACTTGATGAAACTAAATTGGAGGATTTAGAAAATGAGCAACTTCACAGAGAAACACAATAGTTTAGCAAGTCATTTACAAGAACTTTATAAGAAGCATAGAAAACTTGACGAAGAGATAAAAACGTTGTATAATAGCTTTGAGCGTGAAGAAATCATCAATAGGAAAAAAAGTATGAAACTTTGGCTTAAAGATGAAATATATCGAATTGAAAGAGAACTAAGGACCCTTCCATGAAACGTGATTATGACACCGGAACAGACGAAAGTGTATTATTCTTTACAGGTATAGAAGTTGAAAAGACTCCTGCATATGGATTAAAAACTTTATTTGTTACAGGAATACACGAACCACATGAAATACAAAAACACTATGATGAACATCAATGTGAACATATCTTCTTTGGAGCTAATCATAGTTTTAATCCGGGTATAAACTTTCCTAGTGATGCTGACAAATGGACACCTTGGGAAAACATGATCAAGGCATTCTTAACAGCAGGTAAATTATGTAGTTTAGATATACCAATCACTCTTGCTGAAGCATTCCTTGAGTCAGGACTGACTGAATATGAAAACTTTATCCCACAACTGCGCATTCCATTGCCTTATGCGAAACTGTGGAACTACAACACTATGTTGAAGATTGATGATAAAGACTTTAAGGCATCTAACCCAGGTGTTTGGTGTCATAGTTTGCACGATTTAATGGATAGAGAAAAATTCACTGATTGGGGCAAATATGGCCTTGACAAAGTAATCAAATGAGTGTACAATGGATACAGAACCAGAACGTTATTATGATTGGATGTTGTGGAAAATGCGACAGGAAGACAAAAAAATGAGTCAAACACATAGACTAGAAAATGCAAAACGCAGTATTTGGGTAACCTTTACTAAAGAAGGCATTCACAAATACCCAGCAGCACTAGAAGATCCTGCACTAGCAACAGGTGATGAATATGATGTAAGTTTCTTAGGATACCCACATCGACATACGTTTCACTTTAAAGTACAAATTCAAGTAACACACAACGATAGAGACATTGAATTTATTCAATTCAAACGTTGGTTAGAGAATCTTTATAAAGAAGACGTTCTCGAACTAGATTACAAGTCATGCGAAATGATTGCAGATGATTTGTATCTACAAATTAGCAACAAATATCCCGGCCGGTTTGTTGTTATTGATGTCGCCGAAGATGGCGAAAACGGCTGTCAAATTGTTTACCCATAGTAAGAAGGAATAGGTAAATGTCAATTAAAGATCCTGTTGTTCGTAAAGTTTTTGACGACTTGGATAAGTTCCGCGACTTTTGTCGTTTTGAAGGTAAAGTTTTTAATGAAAAAGATCTTTACAGTAAAGATGCTCCTGTTTGGATTGCATATAATAAGCACCAAGGTTGGCTTCGTGCTAAAGCCCGCAATGCAGGTAGGAATTTTAATAATCGGAGAAACTAATGACTATCTATCTTGTAGATATCGAAGCAGTTGATACACGTTATACTAAGCAATGGAAAGACTATCTTCCTAAGCAACTGCAACGAGCTACAAATGAAGAAGTAAAAGTTATAAGCGGTGGTGAAACGCCTCAGGCTACTACGCCTGGGGCATTTCTCAATTTCGGTGGCACTAATGTTTACAAAAGTAAACAGTTAGAAACCATAGGTGAAATGTTTTGTAAAGGACAGATTGAGGATGGAGATTACTTCTTATATACTGATGCTTGGAACCCTACTGTTATTCAGTTACGTTATATGGCAGAACTTTTGGACGTTGATATTAGCATCGGCGGTCTATGGCATGCTGGTAGCTATGATCCTCAAGACTTTCTTGGACGGCTTATAGGTGATAAACCTTGGGTACGTCATGCAGAGCAATCAATGTATGCGTGTTATGACGACAATTTCTTTGCAACAGACTTTCATATCGAGCTGTTCGATCAAAGTCTTAACATGAAAGAAAGTACATCACATCGTGTTGGTTGGCCTATGGAATATTTAAAAGATAGTCTAGAGCAATATAAAGGAATGGAAAAGCGTGACTTAATACTATTTCCACATAGAGTTGCTCCTGAAAAGCAAGTTGAAATATTCCGTGATCTTTCAAGTGCATTACCGCAATATGAGTTTATAGTATGTCAAGAACAACAATTAAGTAAAAATGATTATCATAATTTACTAGGAGAAGCTAAACTAGTGTTTAGTGCTAACTTACAAGAAACGCTTGGCATTAGTTGGTACGAAGGCGCACTAGTAAATGCTATTCCTATGGTTCCTGATAGGCTCAGTTATAGTGAAATGGCATTGCCTGAATTTAAATATCCAAGTGCATGGACTGAAGATTACGATGCATACTTGCATAATAAAGGCAAAGTTATTGAACAAATAGTAAATTATATGGAACACTACGAAGATTTACTACCAAGTATCAACAAGCAAGTAACAAAATTAAATAAGGAATTTTTTAGTGGTAAAAAATTGTATAGGGTTATAAGAGATGGCGAATAAAGACGATACAGTTACTATTGATATTTCAGGTCTTACATTAGACACAGAAGATTTATATATAGACAACAATATGTCTACAATAACACTTAGTTCTAGTATAGACACAATTAGCGTCGACAGTAATTATACAGTTAGTCTCGATGATGAGTTTGATTTTTCAAGCATTACTATTACTGGCGTAGAATTTGAAGACACTATGCCCGAGCTTGAAAGAGTACAAAACATGTGTATGCACTACCCTGCTCTTGCAAAAGCATATGAGAATTTTAAAACAATCTACAAAATGGTAGACCAAGATTATAAAGGCAACTACGAGGACGATCTATGAGTATGAATCACGATGCAAAACCAAAAGACGAAGAACTAGAGCGTATGAAGGCAGAGTTCCTTGCTAAGGGTGGTAAAGTTACTAAAAGTGAAACTAAACCTATGCCTAGCGAACTTGGTATTAGCAACAATCAATGGAACAACAAACTAACCAAAGCAGAAAAAGATGCAAAGGCAGGCAAATGATTAAGAAACATTATTACTCATGGCAAGATGTAGAACGTATGTGTGTTAGTATTGTAAATCAAATGTATAAAGACAATTGGAAGCCTGATTACATTGTAGGTATTACAAGAGGCGGCAATGTACCTGCAACTATTATTTCAAATATGACTGGTATACGTTGCGAAGCATTAAAGGTTAGTCTGCGTGATGACGACAGTGAAAGTGAAAGCAACTGTTGGATGGCTGAAGATGCATTTGGATATGAACACTTTAAAATTTTAGAACACAATGCAGACATTAGTGCTAGTGCAGGAGAATCTATTTTAAATCTTCCTATTAGCAGAAAAAATATTCTTATTGTAGATGACATCAATGATACAGGTGCTACGTTTAACTGGATTAAACAAGACTGGCCTGCAGGTTGTTTACCTAACGAAGAAAGCTGGAACACAGTATGGAATAACAATGTTCGCTTTGCTACACTAACAGAAAACCTAGCAAGTGAATTTGACAAAGTACGTTACACTTGCCACGAAATTAACAAAGCAGAAGAAGATGTTTGGCTAGTTTACCCTTGGGAAAACGTAGCTGAATATTAACAGTAATTAAAGAACTAGTATAGAAAGGAATTACT